AGCTACGATTAGAAAAAAAGGATTTGATGATCCTTTAATTGAAACTGGATTAATGCGCGATACTGTTAATCATAAAGAATTTTTTAATCAACCTTTTCCTAAAGAGGAGGATGATTATTGAGTCTTTTTAATACACATACATTAACAGTAAAAAGATACACTGGTTTATATGTAAATGGAAGATGGACACAATCATTATCATCTACTTTTACTATTACAACTTCCTGGCAACCAGCAAATGGAAGAGATACTGAAACTTTGCCAGAAGGAAAAAGAAGCCAGCAAATTTATAAATGCTATCCCGCTACAGAATTATTCGTAGCTGATCCTGTGAATGGTCAACCCGCTGATATAGTAGTGGGGATAGATGGAAAGGATTATGAAGTCATTTCTTGTGCACCAAATCAGAATAATATAATAAATCATCATAAAGCTATGTGTACAAGAGTAAAGGAAGGGTCATGACATTTTCACAATTAGAAGCTGCTTTATATCAGTGGGCTTCTACTAATTCAGCTATACAAGTTATTTTTGCTGATGAGAATGGTATAAGACCAATTGATAAATATATTACAATAAAAATTATAATATCAACTCCAATAGGTCATCCTCATATAGGAAATACTGATGATAATGGAGATAGAGAGATTTTACAAAATGAAAATTTTACAGTAGAATTAAATTCATATTATAGAGGATCAAATGATGATTTACAAGTATTAAAAGATTCATTAAAAAAAGATGCTGTTATGCAGAGTTTAGCAGATGATGGAATAGTAATTCGGGATGAAAATGGTAGTATAACAGATTTAAGTGTTTTGCTTGATGATATTACTATTGAAAAAAGATATTTATATGAAATAAGATTTTCATTTTGTAAAACCGTTTCTGAAAATGTAAGTTATATTGGAACGGTAGATATACAACAAATATAAAAGGAGGTAATAACATATGGCATTAATTGATGAATATGTACAAGTAACAATAACAAGACAAACTGCTGTGGCTTCTGTTGCATCATTCGATAATATGCTGATTGCAGCAGAATTCTTGAAAGCATCCATCACACCTTCATTTGATGAGCGTGTCCGAGTATATGATAGTTTGTCTGAACTTGCTACTGCTGGATTTGGAACATCAAGTGCAGTATATCTTGCAGCAACAGCATTTTTTTCACAGAATCCCAATCCGGGAAAAATCTATGTAGGAAGAAAATTGACAGGTGGTGATGGTTCGGAAACCTGGGATGCTGCTTTAACTGCAATGAAAGAGGAAAATAATGAATGGTATGTTTTTTCTATTGATAGCAGGGGATTAGTTGATTTAGAGGATGTAGCAGATTGGTCTGAATCAAATAAAAAATTGTTTTCAATCACTGATGATGATCCTAATATTATTGGGGGGACTGGTGATATTGCAGAGTATATCAATACTCAGAATTATGACAGATCATTTCTAATGTTTCATCCCGATGCGGATGCAGGAGTAGATGATCCTTATATGAATTTCGCCTGGCCTGGTCTTATGCTTACTTATGATCCGGGCTCAGCAAATTGGCTGCATAAAACATTAAGAGCTGTTTCCGCCTATAATCTTACTTCAGCGGAAAGAAGTACAATTGAAGGTAAGAAAGGAAATTATTATTCTACAATAGCAGGATTAGATAAAACTCTTGGTGATGCTACAGTAGGAAGTGGTGAATATATTGATATTATTCGCGGAACTGATTGGTTGGAAGCAAGAATACAGGAACTTGTATATACTGCTTTAGGACAACTTGCTAAAATACCATTTACAGACCAGGGAATAGGCATAGTGGTATCACAAGTTGAAGCTGCATTACAAGAAGCGGTTGAAGTAGGCTTGCTTGCCCCACCTGATATAGAAGGAAATCCGAGTTATAATGTAACTGCTCCGCTTGCTGCTGATGTAAGTATAACTGATAAGGCAAATAGATTTTTACCTGATGTTAAATTTACAGCTACTTATGCAGGAGCAATTAATAGAACAGAAATCCGCGGAACTATTTCCGTATAAGAAAGGAGAGAATAAAATATGGGATCTTTAGTTAAAAATTATGACCCTAAAAAAGTAAATGTATTTTTCGGTGGAGTGCCTATTACTGGTTTTGCTGATGGTAGTTTTATTACTGTTACTCCTTCTTCTCAATATTGGACAAAAGTTAGCGGAGCTGATGGAGAAAAAGGCAGGGCAAAAAGTAATGATTATTCACATGAAGTAACAATTACATTAATGCAAACATCACAATCTAATGATTATCTTTCCGGTATATTAGCACTTGATAAAGCTTCTAATGCAGGAAAATTACCTTTAACTATTATAGATTTATCAGGAACAACAAAAATGAATTGGCTGAATGCCTGGATAAGACAACCACCAGATGTAGATGAAAGTAAAGAAATTACAGAAAGAGCATGGACATTTGATACTGGTGATATTGATATAGAAATTTATGGAGGTAATTTTTAGTGGGTCAACCAATAAAATATACATTAGATGGAACAGATTTTTTTATTACACCATTACCGGCAATTGAAGCATTTAAAATAAAAACTTTACTTATACAAAAATTAGCTCCTCTTGCCGGGGGAACTATTGATACTTTTCTGGGTATATTAAAATCTAATAAACAAAATGCTGAAAGTATACTTGATAAGGATTTAAATACAGAACAAATAGGTAAGGCCTTTGAAAAGCTTTTATTACAATTAGATCCTGATGATTTATTATTATTAGTAAAAAGATTATTAAAGACTACAATTTGTACTTATAAAAATGAAGATAAAATATTAAATTTACAATTTGATGAAAGTAATTTTGAATCCAGTTTTAATATTGTTTTTTCGCAAAGACTTATGAATGTATATCAGCTTTTATTTGAAATTATTAAAATAAATTATAACGATTTTTTCGTAAAGATGGAGGGTATTGGAAACCGGCTAAAAACTATTACATCGGAAATAATCGCACCAAATTCAGAAAAATCCTTGAAGAAATCGGGGAAATAGGTGAATTGTCAAATGATGTCCTGCTTGAATTTCCAATCTGGCGTATCTGGTTGAATGGAAAAGACTCCTTGCAAGAAATCAGAGATAAATGGAATTATAATGATGTAATGATAGCAAATGCCCTCCTGGATATGCAATCTGATCAGAAGGATGCAATTGATGGATATTACGATAAGAAAACTAAGAAAGGGAAATAATTGGTAATAAGGTCACTGCTTACGGCATTAGGGTTTAAATCTGATAATGCTGCTGCTTTAAGATATGACCAGATACTCAATAAAATATATACTACAGCTAAAAAAGTAGTTGACGTAACTCTAAAATTTGGAAATGCAATAATGCAGTCTGCCGGAGAAATGGAACAATGGGAAATTGCTTTTGAAACTATGTTAAGGAGTACAGAGAAAGCAAATAAATTGATGCAGGAAGTAATTGAATTTGCTGCTACTACTCCTTTTGAACTTCCCCAGGTAATAGAAGGGAGTAAAAGATTGCTTGCATTTGGAACGGCTGCAGAAGATATAATACCAACAATGACAAAATTGGGAAATATAGCAGCCGGTGTAGGCAGAGAAAAGATGCCAAGATTAATTGAAGCTTTCGGAAAAGTAAAAGCCAGTGGTGTATTAATGAGTAGAGAAATGTGGTCTTTTGTAAGGGCAGGCGTTCCTTTATTAGAAGCATTAGCAGAAAATTTTGGTGTTACTGTCTCTGAAATGAGAGGATTAATTAGGGCAGGAGAAGTGGGTTTTGATGATCTTACAAAAGCCATAGATAAAATGTCTACAGGAACAGGAATGTTTGCTAATTTAATGAAAAAACAGAGTAAAACTTATTTAGGAATATTAGTAAATATAAAAGATCAATTCACACGGATTGCTAATGAAGCAGGAAAACAAGTTCTACCTATTGCTAAAGAATTAGCTAATGAAGTACTAAAATTTTTAAAAGTAAATCGTGAATTTATTGCAATGAAAATAGCTGATTTTTTAAAAGGAGTAGTAAAACTTCTTGCCTGGGTTTTCTTTTTTGTAAAAGGTTTATTTCAAATAATGAAAAAAAGAGGAGTACTTGATTTTTTTGCTAAAGCATTTCAAGAAATAGTTGATGTTTTAGGATTTTTTGTTGGACTTATTATCAATATTATAGGTTTTTTATCTCAGTTTGAAGGAATAATTACTTTAATTATTAGTGCTTTAATTGCCTGGAAAATTGCACAATGGGGTATTAATGCAGCATTAGCAGCCAATCCAATCAGTTTAATTATATTAGGCATAATTGCTTTAATTGCTATTATCTGGTTATTAGTAAAAAATTGGGATAAAATAATGGAAGCATTAGGAAAAATATGGGAAGGGATAGCACAATGGTTTGTAGATCTTTGGGAAGGAATTAAAAAGACGGCATTAGAAATATGGGAAGGAATAGTAGAAGGATTAAAGAGTTTATGGGAAGGATTTAAAAATTTCGTTATTGAAATCTGGAAAAGTATATTAAAAACAATAGAAGAAATATGGAATACTATAAAAGGATTTATTGATGAAATTACAGGATTTTTTGATAAAGTAGGAAAAGGTGTTTCTGCAAAAACGGCAGAAGAAGCATGGGAAAATATTTTAGGAAAAGACATTTGGACAGGTTTTAAAGATTTTCTTAAAGGAGTAGGAGAAACTATTGGGATAGAAACACCTTCTCCAGTAGAAACTATGGGAAAAGGAACATTAAGAAGTACAAATCCTATTTCTACTATTAATACAATAGAAGTGAAAACAGAACTAAATGTAACAGTACCGCCCGGGACAACAGAAGAGACAGCAAAAGATATTGGAAATAAAACAAGAGAAATAGTAAAAGAAGAACTTGATAGAGTTATAAGGGGTGTTACTGTAAATGCACCTTATACCAGGGGAACTGGGGGTGGTTTTTAATGGCTGATTCGGCAAGATTTATTTTTTCAAGAGGAATTAAAAAAAGAATAGGAGATATTCTTATTGATGCTTTTTCTACTGAAACACATACAAAAAGAAATACTATAACAGCTTATCCAGTAGAAAGTGGATACGATATTTCAGATCATACTGTTAATCAACCTTTTATATTAAACATTAACGGAATAGTTGAACCAATAAATGATAGTTCAAACATTCTTGATACTTATAATAAACTTATTCAATTAATGAATGATAAAACACCTGTAACTGTTATTACTGGTTTAAAAGTATATGATAGTATGAGTATAATAAATTTTGAAGTGTCAAGAAATCCTACAAATGGACAGAGTCTTGTCTTCATTATGCAATTACAGGAAATAAGAATAGCCAGATCACAATTTACAGAAATTCCACTTTCACAATTGAGTCAATCTGATCTTGAAACTTATTTACAATCTCAATCTGCTATTGATGCAGGTAAAGGCACAGATGGACAAACATTAGAAACTAATTTTTTAGAACCAATTAAACGAAGTGTGGAAGATTTTTTTCAGTCTACTTTTGGTGAGGATATTGAATTATGATAATAGTACCTACTTTTCAGAATAAATCTTCCCGTTATGCTTTTGATATAGAATTAAATCAGGAATTATTTCATTTAGTTTTTACTTTTAATGCAAGAGAAAAAGCATGGTATATGATTATACAGAATGAGAATGAAAATAATATTATAACTGGAATAAAAATGGTTATAAATTATCTTTTATTAGAACAATATAAAGCTTATGCAGAATTACCAAGAGGTGATTTTGTAATTATAGATACTGAGCAGAATCCGTATAATGGTGGAATTACGTTTGATAATTTTGGTTTCCGTTATCAACTTATATTCTTTACCAATTATGAATTAGAAACAGGAGATATTACTATTGGCTTTTAACCGTTTAATTGAATTACAAATAGGTAGACCCGGAGAAATAGGATTATTAATAAAAGATTTGAGAATATCTTTTTCAATAGAAAAATCAGATACAGAATCAGCAAATATGGCAATAATTCAAATATATAATCTTACTGATAACACAGTTAAAAAAATTAATCGGGCAGGAAATATACTTATATTAAGAGCTGGTTATGAAGATGAAGGAATAAAAACATTATTTTTTGGTACTATTATTAATTCAACCGATATAAAAACTGGAACAGAAAGAATACTTGAGATACAAGTAGCAGATGGAGTAGAAAATATTCAAGATAAAAATCTTACTATATCTTATTCGGCAGGAACAACAGTTCAAAAAATATTTAATGATCTTGTTCTTCTTTTTGGTCTTCCTCTTACTAATATTGGATTAATCCTTTCAGGTCAATATATAAATGGTTGGTCTTTTTGTGGAAAAATAAAAGATGCAATTACAGAAGTACTTGATAAAGTAAATCTTTCATGGACAATTCAAAATAATCAACTTGTAGTAGTAGAACGAGGAAAATCAGTAGAAAGAACTGGATTATTTCTTACTCCTGATACTGGATTACTTGATTCTCCTGAATCTCTTGTAGATACTGATTTAAAACCTACTGAAGACCCTCCAGCCAGATATAAAGTAAAAAGTTTATTATTTCCACAACTTTTTCCTGGAGTAGATTTTAGATTAAAATCAGAAAAAGTATCTGGTACTTTTAAAGTAGAAACAGCTAAATTTTCAGGTGATAACTACGAAGGAGAATTTCTTTGTGAATTAGAGGTAGTTCAATTATGAGACAGTCTTTAAATGATACTATCAATAGAGCAATTTTTTCATTTCTTAACAATGTTTATACTGCTATGCCAGGAATAATTCAGAGTTATGATGCATCAAAAAAGAAAGCAACAATAAAACCGGCAATAAAAAAGAATGTAGGAAATGAATCTTTAAGTTATCCTGTTATTACAGATGTTCCTGTACAATTTCCTGTGAGTAAAGATGGTGGAATATTATTTTCTCTTAATCCAGGAGATGGATGTTTAATTATTTTTTCTTGTGAAAGTATGGAAAATTATCTTTCTTCAGCTCTATTTTCTGATGTGGAACCAGGAGACAAAAGAAAATTTAGTTTGACAGATGCAATTTGTATTCCTGGTCTTTTTACTTTTACAGATAGAGGAAAGACAAGTAATGTAATAGGGGTTGAATTAATTTATCAGGATTATAAAATTACTATTAATTTAACCGGAATTACACTTAATTCTACAGATGCTGGAGCCTGGAAACCAAATATACTTCCAACTGACCCTTTTACTGGACTTCCTCATGGTGGTATTACTGCCGGCATAATAAAATTAAGAGGAGCATAATGGCTACTGGAAAATTAGCTAATTTAATGGCTTATGGAATGCAGAATTATATCTCTGGTTTACCTGATCCAAAAGGAGATTATTATGATTTTAATGATGGTTATAATTCTATTTTTGATGAAACTGAGGATTTCTGGAATAGAATTGTAATAATAGATGATCATTATTATGTATCTGAATATGGTGGAAGTGAAACAATAATTGTACAGGATACTGGAGTCACTGTAGATTTAGATATTTTTCTTCCCCCTTTACTAACAAATGCAGGTAGAAGAATTTTACTTATCAATGAAAATCCAGGACATCGAATTCATCTTGTTGCCAATGGTAGTGATACTATTGAGGGTGCTCAAATATTTGATACTCATACTTCACTGCATAAAAATAAAATAGAGATATTAGCTACTCCTTATGGATGGAAAAGGATAGGAAAAGAATATATAATTGTACCAGAAAGTGAAAGACCCAATGGATGGGTTCTCAATGGGGGTACTTCGGATACATGGGTAGATGTTAGTTTCAATACCTGGGTAAAAAAAGGAGCTACTGCGGTTTTATTACGATATGGTATACAATTAGTAGGAAATGGAGTTGATGATTTTTCAGCATTTTTATTACGACCAAAAGGAAGTACAATAGATAATATTTATAAAAATGCTTCTGTATCTACAAGATATACTAATCTTCCATTTGGAATTACTATTACTCATGTAGGACAAATACTTGTAGAATGCGATGCTGATGGCATAATACAATACCGAAAACAAGACCCTTTACTTACAAGTAATTATTTATTTTTAACAATTAACGGATATATAAAATGATAGTATATGAATATATTCTTGATAAAGATAACAATATTATTACAATACAATTATGGGGAGAAAATGAAAAACCAGAATTGAAAAATAATCCGATACCTTCTGATGAAATTATGCAAAATAGTTTAATTGATAGATTTGGAAATTTTCTGTATAAATTAGAGAATAATGAAATAATAGAAAATATTATTCTATTGACAGCAGAACAAAATTTATGTAATAAAATAAGTGAGAAAAAGATCTCAGAAATTATTCGTATACTGATTAAAGGAATAAGTAATTCAAATGATGATGAATTTCTCTCTCTGAAAAAAGAGGTAATGGAATGAGAGATTTTCAACTTATTGAAAATGAAAATGATCTTGAACTCATCAATAAAGATTTTTATATTACTACAGAATTATCCAGATACGTTTTACAAAAACTCAGGATAAGATTAGGAATGTTTAAAGGAGAATATTATTTAAATATAAATAAAGGACTGCCTTATTTTGATTCAATTTTAATAAAGAATCCGAATATATCTTATATTGAAGATCTTTTTAAAATTGAAATAAATACTTGTCCAGGAATAGAAGAATTATTAAGTTTTATTTTAACAATTGATAAGAATACAAGAGAACTTTTTGTTGACTTTACAGCAAAATTGGAAAACGGAGAAATTATAAATGAAAATATATAGGAGATTATTATGGCATATGGAATAACTCCAGCAGGTTTTATTATAAAAGATTTGCAAACAATAAAAACAGAATTAGAAGGAGATTTTCAAACAGCTTATGGAGATGATCTGGATGTCTCAGAAGATTCTGTATCAGGACAACTTATAGGAAATTTATCAAAAAAGTTTGCTTCATTATGGGAACTTGCCCAGACAATTTATGAATCATTTAATCCAGATAGAGCAGAAGATATTTCTCTTGATGGAGTAAGTGCTTTAGTAGGAACAGAAAGACTTTCTGCTACTTCATCTACGGCAACAGTAGCTTTATATGGAAATATAGGTACTGTAATTCCTGCCGGACATCTTATAAGACAGGATGAAACTAATGAGGAATTCTCTCTTGATGAAGAAGTAACTATAAGTTTATCTTCTGTTATTGATATCAATTTTTCAGTATTAAATGTTTTAAATAATCAATTATATACTGTAACCATAAATGGAACAGGATATGATTATACATCAGATGGAACTGCCACAGCATTAGAAATTATTGCAGGTCTTAAAGCTGCTATAGATGCAGGAAGTGAACCAGTAATCGTAATAGATAATCTGGATGGAACTGCCCAAATCTATTCAGATGATGGATCTCTTCCTTTTTCTATCTCTGTAGATAGTAATCTGCAAATAGATAATCAGGCTTCTCCAGGAGCCTATTCTGCCGTTAATACGGGCCCTTTTTCTGTTCCTGCAAATACTCTTACTACAATTGTAAATCCAGTAGTAGGATTAACAGCAGTAAATAATTTGGCTGCGGGATTTGCCGGAAGAGATATAGAGACTGATGAACAATTAAGGATCAGGAGAAGGGAGCTATTGACTGGATTAGGAGCTGCAACCGATGAAGCAATCAGGCAAGCTATTTTACAGGAGGTAGATAATATCACAGCCTGTCTTGTAGTATCAAATAGAACTGATATAACAGACGGAGAAGGTAGACCTCCTCATTCATTTGAAACGGTAGTATCTGGTGGAAATGAAGATGATATTGCACAAACAATATGGGAAAATATGCCCGCCGGAATATATTCAGAAGGAGATATAGTAAAGACTGTAATAGATTCTACTGGAAAAGATCAGACTGTTAGATTTTCCAGACCTACTAATGTCTACATTTGGGTTGATATCGAATATTCTCTTAATACAGAAGAAAATTTTCCTCTTAATGGAGAAGATTTAATAAAACAAAATATAATTAATTGGGCATTGCAAAATATTAATATAGGTGATGATGTCATATATCAAAGATTATCAATTCCTATTTATGATGTTCCGGGAATAGGAACAATTCAAATTGAATTGGCTACAAGTACAACCCCTACAGGCCCACCAGGCCCGTATTCACCGGCAAATATAACTATTGCCTCAGATGAATTTGCAGCATTTGCTATAACAAGGATAACGGTAACGCAAGTATGAGTACAAGTATAGATCGAATTACAGATTATTCAAATTTCAATAGACCACCCTGGTTAATAGAATTTCTTAGAGAAAGAAATATAACAGGGATTCTTGAATCAGCAGATCATCAATTTAATGATCTTGAACAGGCATTATTTGACATGTTTACAAAATTATGGATTGATTATGCAGAAGGAGAACAACTTGATGTTTTAGGAATTCATGTAGGAGTTGATAGAAATGGTCTAAGTGATAGTAATTATAGATTATTAATCGAAGCAAAAGTACAAATAAATATTTCATCAGGACAACCGGAAAGAGTTATATCTGCAATTCGGTTTTTATATGATACTAATGATATTGAATATTCACCGGAATATCCAGCTAAAGTAGGAATATATGTAGTAGGACAAACTTATACAATTCCTGAAGCATTGTTAATTTTACAGATTCTACCTTCTGGAGTTGGTTTAATTTTATCTGAAGAATTAGTAACAGAAGCAGATGAAGAATTAACTACCGAAGATGATATACAATTATTAGCTGATACTTTTTATTTTTAGGAGAGAAAAATGGCAAAAAGATTTTCACAATTACCAGCAGCTACAATACTTAATGAGGATGATATATTTGCTATATCACAATCATTTACATCAAAAAAACTTACAGGAGATTTAACAGCGAAGTTTATATTGCGAAATTCTGCATATGCTGATGTAATGGAAACTATTACAACAAATAAAGATTATACAGCAGCAGAATTGGAACCAGATCATAGAATTTTTGCTGATTCTACTGGAGGGGATATAATCCTGGGACTTTTTAATGGATCTGATCGGGATGGTATGAAAGCAACTATTATAAATGTAGCATCAACAAATGTAGTAAATATTGAATTATATTCTGATGGAGTAACTGATATTATTCTTAATGCAAATGAGACTGTGGAATTATTATGGGATAATACTTCATCTTTATGGCAAATAGTATCAGAACAATTAAATGGAATTTATGATATAATATTAAATAGCCAGGAAGATTTTAATTCAATTATAGAACGTGTTGCAGTAAATCAATATAAGATTAAAGATTCAATACGATCTGTATTTTTTAAATTTTTAATTGGTGGTTATCAAATGACTGGTGCTGAATCTCCACTCAGTGATGGAGATACTTGGGGTTATATTAAAACAAATAATTGTAGAAGTATTGTTTTTTCTCCTAATGTTTTTATTGATTTTCATCAATCAGAAGGATATCTGGAAATTAATACAGATTTTTGTGTTTTAAATAATCTTACTATTGCTGGAGACAAAGGGGCTGCTTCAGATATAAAAAGAAGTTATCTTCTGAATGCTTCTTATGTAACTTTTTTCAATTGCACAACAAATGCAAGGTTATCTAATTCTGCTACCACTTTTTATGGATTTGAAGGTTCGACTATTAAACTTAATAATATAACATCAAAATATGTAGGATGTACTGTAAGAGGACTTGATTTAGATGGAACTGGAATTTTCGGTGCATTTAAAGATTGTCAAAATATATCTAATAGTGTAATTTACTTTTGTAAAAATTTAAATGCATCTGGTGCAATAGCATTATTTAATAATTGTAAAAATATAAATAATACTAATGTTTTTACAATAGAGAGTATCGGAAATTCTTTTTTCACTATGTTTAAAAACTGTAATATTATCAATTCTTTTCTTATTGAACAAATAGATTTTACTTCTGGTGGAAGTGGTTTTATTACAATGTTTGATACTTGCAATAATATCGAAAATGGAATAATAACTGATATTGATTCAAATGATGATATTACAATTTTTTCTATATGTAATATATTAAATAATATAAATATAAATAACATAAATACAATAACCTTTGTAACAATATTTGTTGAATGTAAAAATACAGATAATATAAACATATCAGAAATAGAGACAGGATCAGCTATTTTTATTTTCTCATTTTGTGATAATTTTAATAATATAATTATTGATGGATTAACTTCTACAGGAAGCACTATTTTAATAGGAGATAATTGTAAAAATATGAATAATATTTTAATTAGTGATCTTGATGCAGATGGAAATATAACCGGATTTACTTCTACTAATTATATTAATAATATTGAGATAAGTACTGTAGTTACAGGATATGATTTTAAAGCAGCAACAAATTGTTCTTACATTAGTAATTTTTATGTAAAAACAATAACAGCTACAAATGATATTTATGGATTTGAGAATTGTGTTCATGTAAATAGTTCCAGAATTGGAACATCAATAAGTACTTCAAATACTTTTTATGGATTTTATATGTGCCTATTTCTATCTAACAGTTTAGTCAGCAACATAAATGTCGTAGGGACAATATATGCCTTCAGAGATTGTAATACAATATCTAATTGCGCAGCGACTAATTTAGTAAGCAGTGGAAATATTGTTTATGGATTTTATATTTGCACTGAAGTAGCTAATTGTAAAGCAATCTCTTTATCATATACAGGAGCTGGTCTTATTAATACATACGGATTTATTGATTGTAATTCTCTTGTTGATTGTATTGCAGATACTATAATAGAAAGTGGAACAGGAATAGGAGTAGGGCTTTTTAACTGCACAAATCTTACTTCTTGCTATTCAAAAAGTAATAGTTATTATGGCTTCCTTACTTGTTTTCAAATATCATCTTCAAAAGCAGAATTAAATACTCTTATTGGTTTTATAACTTGTGAACAAATAGCTGATAGTTATGCATATAATAATACTCTTGAGGGATTCAAAACATGTATACAATTAGCAGCATGTATTGCAAAAGAAAATTCAATAGGTTTTAATGGATGCAACCAAACCTCTGCAAGTAAATCAGAAAATAATTCATCTCATGGTTTTCTTAGTTGTAGAGGATTGACTTCCAATTATTCAACGGGAAATACTGGAGATGGTTTTAATAATTGTCGAAGAATGGGCTTCAATCGATCAAATGGAAACACTGCTGGACAATATAATAATTGTTATGCAGATACAGGAACTACTTATCCTATTACTGGAGCAGATACTCCAGCAGAAGGATTTAATACAATAGCATAAAAATGAAAGGGTCATTATGAATTTTATAATTTTTACTTTTGCACTGAAACTTGCCTTTGTTCCTTTTCATACGGACTTTCTCTATCATAATGATTACAGAGTGGAGAAATGCTATACAAATAATTACTTTTATATAGAATCTTCTGTACAAGCGGATTTATTCAATTTTATATTTATCCGGGGAATTGTGAATGTTCCTGTACTGAAAGGAAGAGAGGGAATCAATTTTTTTCCTTTAAATCTGGGAAGCGAATTTTCAGCCGGACTATATTTCAGGAC